CACCCAGTCCTTTTTGGTTCAGGCCGTCTATGGCTTTACCCTGACCGCCCCAATAAAAGACAGTGGTAAGGTCGGCATTATAGCACTCCTGGGCAGCAATTACGAAGGAATGTCCGTGGGCGCGGACTAGCAGACCGCGACGGATATATTTCAGTTTATTTGCGGGGGTCAGGGCATTCCATTCTTCCCGCGTAAAGTACATCTTTGAATTGTCTGATATCCGGTTACATGCAACACGAAGGTCAAGCAATCCGGACGCCCATCTGATTCGGTTCGGGAACTCGCTGGCACGCGAGTTCTCCGTGATGTCGGCAAAGCCTACAGCCTGCAATGCTTTTACCTGTTCCTGTTTATTGAGACGCAGCAGGGTTGCGCTCTGTTCTTTTGTACTCATGTTATTTGCTGTTTACTATATCGTTAATATCCATATTTTCTTCCGCAAACCGTTGAAGGTATTCTTCATAGGTTTCACCATTATAATAGTCCATGATTTCACCCACATTATCCAATGTGACTTCGGGATAATAGGGTTCTCCGCCATACGCTTCCGCATTAAACCAGTCGATGATCTTGATATAAGCGTCGATTATGGTGCTGACGGTCAGACCTTCGAAGCCGTTACGGATCGCTTCTATATCCGAGTTCTCGATGACTTCATCCAGCAGATAGTTCCCGGTAAGTACGGGCTTCTCTACCTGATTACCGTTTTCATCCAGTCCCCCGATACCGAGTTGCAGGATTTCCAGCACTTCCGAACCGTTCCCGATGAAATCACGGTTTGTGATACGGATATGGCGGAATACGACATTACCTTCCTGCGAATCGATTATATCGCGGATCATCTTTACAACGTCGATAAGAGGGCAGTTTTCCACCCGCAGTGTGGTGATGTTCGGCATGGATTCAACAACGATGCCTGTGTCCGCATTCAGCCCCTTATAGCTCAACTTATCGAGGTTCATCAACTTGAACTGTGTCATGGCGGTCGGCAATTCCGCATATTGAACCGGACAGCCACCCACAAAGTTGACGATTTGAAGGGAACTGCCGTACGCCAACAGGCGCAAAAGGCGTGTTGCCCCGGTCAGGTCAAGAGATACCAGCTTTTTGAAGTTCTCAACGTTCAGGAGTCTCATGTACGGTTTCTCACCAAGCGGGAGGTCTGTGACGCTATTGTTGGCATATCCTTCGCGTTTGCTGCCGAACACCAGTTCCTCGACACGGATCAACGTAGTAAAGTCCTTTGCCTGTGTACCGTCGATGTTGACAGTGCTCAAATCACCCAAAGACTTGATCTTCGATGCACCGATGATATAGATCGCGCTCGATGAGTTTGAACCGTCGAAATGGAATGTCACCTTTGAGCCGTCTTCTTCCGCCCATGCCCCCTGTTGTGCGGCTGGCGTATTGAAGCCCGCCCACAATTTCCATTGCTCGCTTGCGGTCACTTCGATATTGATGTCCTCACCGATGGCGCGGAACATGCACATATTATCCGCCTTCAGGATCGTGCTGACACCGAAATAAGCGTCAAGGAAGTCATAACGGGCAGACACATAGTAATGGCGGTAAGGGATACCCATACCGGAGATCACGTTGAACGCCTGACCGCCCGGATTGGTGATATACTTCGCCACGGAATCACGGCAGGCGACGATCGCAGGGATCAAGAGGTGGTCTTTTTCTTCCGATTCACGCAGAACAGCTTCGTAGGAGAAAGCGGATTCGCCACCCGGAAGGCGCGATGTGCGGATTTTCTCTGCGGTCGCTGCAAGTCCGACCTGATCATAACGCCACATGCCTTGCCAAACGACGCTCATACGTCCGGCAAATACGTTTTCCCCCTCCATGACGCTGTCAAGCATCACGTTATACGGAAGTTTGAAGATACCGGAATTATTCTTTCCGTTCGTACTGTCAGAATCATAATCGTGGTTCATGTACCAACGGTAAATACCGTCCGGGCAGAGGTACAAAGCCCACATGCTGTTTTTCGATAACTGGTCGACGCCTGAATGATACAGGATACGGACTAGGTATGCGCGGAAAGAAGCCACGCTGCAATACTTGTCCATTTCCTCAACCAGCTTCCGGTATCGGTTTTCGAGCGTATCGCTGACCTGTGCCCCGTTGATACTGATTTTGCCGCCTGCCATACGGTTCTTCGGGTTACATGAATACACCCATTCGCAGAACTGTTTCCAGTGGTACGGTATCTTCTTTCCAAGCGCATAGGCAAGGTTCATGCCGTCATCGTCCGGTGTACGGAATTCAAAGAACATCGTCCATTTGGGAACAAGGCTTTCCGTTGACAGTTCCGCACCGTACAAGCCTTTCACCCACTTGCTGTGCGTCGACTGCATGGTCATGAAGTTGTCGATATCATCGAAGATGCACATACCTTCATAATCAAGCATTTCAACACATTCAACCGGATTCAGGACACGTCCGGTAACGACCGTTTTCTTGCCGTTGAAAGAGATTGTTCCGGTAGTGTTCTTCCATGCCCCGTCGACGTATTCCATGAACTTGTACGAAGCGTCCGTCGATTTGGAAAGCATGTAGATCGTATCCTGATCGTAGTCGTCAGCATGGGACATGAAATAGGATTCCGTCACGTCCGGAAGGTCGGTGAAGTCGCCATAACTCAAACAGTCGGCATTGTAGCCGGGAACATCCTTGAAGCCGAAAGTCGGTGGATTTCCCTTGTCAATGTTCCAGTCACCGCGACACCAAAAGTACGCGTCATTGATATTTCCGGTATCCGACTTGAAGACAAGCACACTGTTACCGTCAATACTTGTACGCAAGTCCAGCGTGTTGTTTTCGTCCGCATAGTACGCGTTCTGCGCTGGGGTCATATATTCCTCGCCCAAAGCCTTCTGCATATCGTTATTGATACGGGAAATCGGGGTGTTTACCTTGTCGGGTGATGCATAGTTGACCTTCAGACAAACCTTGTCGAATGGAATAGTCTCACCACGCAAAATGATTTTCTTGTTTGCAATCGCGTCGAGCAAAGCCTGCGGAGCCCGTTCCGGATACATTGCGCGAATAGTTGCCTTTTTCAGCTTGTATTTCCGGTTTTTATAGGTCGGATAGAAGGCGGATGTCGTTCCCTGATTGGTCGTTTCCACGTTCTCGATAATAAGGCTCATACCTTTGTCCTTGCAGAACAGGTACAGGTCTGTATATATCTTGGTGGACGTATCCGTTACGTTGTCAAGCGTTTCAAGTTTATAATCCCCGTGCGGCATTTCCACCAGACAGTCACACATTTCAAGTGCTTTGTTCAGGTCGATTTTATTGTCGGTTAGGATATCGTTCTTTTTGTTCAAAGCGATCATTTCGTCCGTATCGGACTTGCCGATTACAAACTCGTCATTGATCTGTTCGTCCGCCATTTCCTTTTCCCAAGAGAGCAAGCGGTACATGTACAGTTCCCCGGCTGTTCCGGAGAAGCTGATTTGTTCGGACTGTTTGATCGCGCTTTGTCCTGCCGTATATTTGGATGCGCCAATCAGGTCACCGTCACAATATAGCTTGATATAGCCTTTGCCGTCCTCTTCCGCATTTGCCTTTTCAATGACAAAGGCAAACTCGTAGATGTCGCCCGGCTTGAAATACCGTTCAATCAGTTCAGTTCCGAGTGCTTTGAAGTACACGCATTTTGAAGTGATACGCCACCCGATTTGGTTTGCTTCGTCCCAGCATGACACGACGTTCGCATCAGGATCGGCAGCGTTTTGCGTCTTTATCTTGATGATTGTGGTCGACCCGGTCTGTTCGATATTGGTACGGTTATAGGGACGATAGGTACATAATGCGGTGGCGTCATCCGAAACCTTGAACGCCTTTCCTTCGGTCTTGTCGATGACAAAGGCATTCGTGGAATAGTTGAATCCGGTCTGCTTCATTTCATAAAGTCCGTACAGCCATGACTTGTCCTGATCCGAATTGTCCTTGTCTGCCGGATTGAAAGCAATCATATAACTGGAATCACCGTTAATATCAATGACGGAACTATTAATGGAGTACTCAATCGTATTGCTTTCCCCAGCACCGCATTTGCCGTAAATTCCCAGCACGTTCCTGATATTGTCCGCAATAGTAAAGCCGTCGACACGGGTAGACAGATTGAATGTACTGTTGCGTCCTACTGATACGGTAGTCAGCACAGTATCGGTTTCGCTGTTGTCCCCGGTGGAGGTATTGGTAACTTTCGCAATCTTGTGTATTTCTACGTGCGCATCGGTGGCGACATGGCTGGGATCATAGCACGCCACCTCGATATTGAGGTTTGCATACTTCCTGACTGACCATGCCGTTTCCGTCTCTTCCGAATGTGCCAACGAGACAACGGGCATAAGGCTGGAAGGGTTAACAATCATCAAGTCAAAAAACTGGTAGTTCGACCACACGCCCGATTCTACGTCCTGTGCAACGATTTTGACAGTATATGCACCATTTGTTAATCCCAAAGACGAAACGTTGATTTGCAAGTCCTGTGAGCGCGTAGAAGCCACGCTGGACTGTGATATCAGTTTCCATTCTTCACCCACTTTAATATGTGCCGTAACGGTGGATTTATTAGCGGAGGACAGTTTGAACACGTCCGTCATGGTGACAAGTCCGGAACCTTGCTGCAATGTTTTATACAAAGCCCACACACGCGAAAGTTTCAGGTTTACAGCCGTGACGCTGATTGTCTTCTGTGCGGTGTTTCCCCCGTCATCGGTGGCGACGACTACAAACTTTCGGTTCATCGCTTCGCTGAAATAGCTTTTAACGGGAATCACAAAAGTGTATTCCGTATCTGACGGGGAACTTTCCCGGTTCACGTTGAACGTTTCAAGCGTTTCCCCCGTTGACTTGTCTTTCAGTTGCAGGGTTTCGATATTGTTGTATGAAACCATTTCACCCGATCCGGTACGTGACAGGATTGCAAGCCTGATTGTCAGGTCGTCAGTTCCGAGTGCGGCATACAGGGAGGTCTTTTGCGGATAGATATACACGATTGTCCCGGCAACGTCCCCACCGCCACCAGTTCCGACTGCAAAGGTGAAACCGTCGCCCAGCGGAAACCCTTCCGCGTTCTTCATGTACACACGCACCGTTCCGTCTTCCGCCTGTTCGCCATCCACGTCGACGGGCATGGCATCATAGACCGCACCACCTGCTACCGGGTTCACACTGTCCTTGATGATTTCGGAATCGGTTTCGACTGTTCCCCCAGCGGCAGAACCGAAGTCGTTCCATGCCGCCAAGTCATTATAATCGGCACGGGACGCGCACAACTGTTTGGACTCGAATGTTTCCTTTCCGGTGCGGTAGATGATAACCACACCGGGTTTGATGCATTCCGTTTCATTTGCTGTCTCGTAAGCTGTCAGGGCATTGATAGCCGTTTGAAGAATATAGTATCCGTTTGATAATGGTGCAATTTCATCGACCAGTAGCACTGCGCCTTTGCCCGTCATGTCGCCACCAGCACCACCGAAGTCCGTCCAGTTCGCTTCTGTGGCAAAGCCTTCAATGGATGATCCGGCAAACTGTTTGGATTCCCATTCACCTTCAGCAATTTTATAAGTCAATACGATACCCGGTTTGCGGTAGATGATGTTGTCCATATTTTCCCTTTCCGTAATCGCGGCAATAGCTGTAGGCAATGAATAAACAGAGCCGCCACAAACTCCGTTGACGTTAATAACGGACAGGGCTTTGTTAGCCAGTAACAATGCGGAAGACGCGGTAGTCTGTGCGTCTTCAGCCGATTTCTTTGCCGCTTTTGCAGCCAAGTCCGCAGACGCGGCTAACTGCATCGCGTCGGAGTCGGCAGAAAGCAAAGCCCCGGCAAAGTAGATGTAGGTCTTGTTCCCGAACAGGTATATTTTATTCTCGTGCGGGTGTGTGCGGTCGGTATTCATATAGGCATCAACACCTTTCCAGCTTGGATAATACTTGTTGTCAACGAAGCAGGCAAATTTACCCAGACTGGCGACAAATACAATTTTACCGTCTTCAGTAGGCGCATTGGACTGCTCCAACACAATGGAAGAGTCTGTTACTATTTCGTCGAAGCGTTCTGTTGAGTGATGTACGAAATCTACCATTAATGAAGACACGTCCTGTGATGTGCTGTCGGCATCGTCAGAAAGGCTTTTAAGTTTACCCCATACTGTCCCGTCTTCGCTTTCCGATTCCGTGCCGATATTATCGGACAGCTTTCCGATATTTTCATTCGCTTTTTTAGCGGATTCCGCAGCTTCGTTGGCTTTCTTTTGTGCAGCATCAGCCGTATTCTTTGCCGTTTCTACATCTTCTTTTTTTGCATATACGGAAAGGTTGCCTGTCGTTGAGACAAGTTTCCACCCCGGATTTTGAAAGGCGTAGATGTTACCATTGTCGACTGCATCGGGGGTATTCTCGTCATACACCGTCACGATCTGACCGAATTTCAACGGCTTTTCGTCAGAACCGACCGGGGAAGTACTGTCCGCGTTCATCTCCGCGACGGTGGTGTATGTGTTACGAATCCCCAACCCGATCTGGTTTTTCTCCGCTTCGTTGATGACATCCAGCGTTTCATCAATCAAGCCGCCCACTTCTTCAGGTGATATGGATAAGGAATCTTTCTTTGCCGAAAGTTCCTGTGCCCGTCTTTTTAATTCGTATATTGTTGCCATTATCAGTTAAATCTTTAATGTATCCTCGATTAAAATAGTACTTGCAGGCATTTGGACAAGTGGGCTGCCATCTGCTGAAGCTATATAACAGTTGCCGTTATCGAATGTGAGTTGAACAATCATTGATTGTGGATTATCCCATGAATCTGCATACGACATCGATAGACTGAACACTCCGGAAATATTCTTTACAGACGAATCAAATGTACATAATCTCCGTTTGCCGTTCACTTCAGGAGCTATCATGGAAGTTCCTGTATTGGCAGCAGCCAAGATATTAAAATAGACAGTTTCATTGCCCGTCTGTTTTGCCCGGTATATGATTTCTGCTTTTCCGGAAACGACTTCACTTAGGGATAACTGGGCTTTCATGTCCTTTTCTATTATGGTCTTGTCCAAATAATCTGTGACAATAGCCAATATTTTATTCCTGAATGTTACTACATCATTTCTGCCTACATACATATCTGACTTTGTATATGTTGTTGACAGTTTTACATACCTGCGCTCATATACTTGCGCTTCAGAATTGTCCGCAAATATTTCATTTTGAAATTTTTCCTGAACAACCACCCAGTATACTGGTTGTGATGTAGGCACAGTAAGAATATCCGGTTTTATCGGATAAACTTCATCATCTATCACGATATATCCATTTCCGACAATAGTATACACTGTATTGGAACCAAGGATTTCCGTGCTGACCGGATCGCTTAACAGAATATGTTTCTCTCCCAGTTTCATCCCGGAACAAATGGCTTTCAATACGTCTGCTGTGGATTCTTGCATAAATTCCAAATCATCCAAATAAAATGGCTGTCCGCCTTCTTTAAATAACAGTTTATTCATATTCGTATATTTTAAGGACGTAGGTTCGTCCGGCTGGTTTATAATAGTCAATCAAGTTTTTAATCTCATTCTCATACGTTGACAGGAACGACGGTATGTTCACCATGTAATTTCCCGAATAGTTCCCTTCACCGCGCTGCTGGATGTGTTTCTTTCCCACTCCTTCACCCCGTTTATACAGGTAGGACGGGATTTGCTCTTCCCTGCGGTGATACAGGTACGATTCTTTTCCCGCAATATCAGTGATGTATATTTCCCTGTTTTTCAAGAAAAACCTGTCGTTCAGCACTTTCTCGATATATATCACCTGACCGTTTATATTCAGCTTGTTGATAGCCTGTTTACGGTAGCTTTTAAACAGGGTGTAAATGAAGATTAAAGGGAGAAGGAAGATGGATATGATTGCAAATATCTTCCTTTTCCTCAATGACGGACGAAGCACATACTGCGCGTATTTGATAATGTCAAAATCATACCACATAAGTCAGGGAGGTTTCAAGGCTGTTCAGGATGAAGCACCCGGCTACAGCCGTATAGTTATTATTTTTAATTACGTTATATTCCGTAGCGGATGCCGCTTTTGCGGCACATTCTCCAAGTTCGATATCCAGTACGCCTTCAACCCTCTGTATCGCGTCAACAAGTTTTGTCTTATTGAATTTACCGCCATACTCGATACCTTTCAGATAATCGTTGATGGCGGCAAGTACTGGTTTACTACCATCCGTCAGGCGGATACCGGAAGCGTTGATAACCATAGGATCGACTTCTATGGTCGCGTTGATACGGATGTCATCTGCCGGAATTGACTGTATTGACAAGATTACCCCGGCAATCTTGATCGAATTCATATAGCTTTTAAATGCCGTCAGAACGTCCCCGGTCAAAGGACAAGGAAGTCCCCCCTCATCTCCGGACACGAGTATCTGAATACTTCCTCCGCGATCTTTGACTGCCACATACTTGACAAGCTGTTTGGTTTTGTCGATAACGGAATACCGGAACTGGTATTTCTCCGGATCATAGACCAGCGGATCACCATACTGGAAAGCCAGCGCACTGCTATGATACCATCGCACGGTCGGTATGATATTGGCGTCAATCCGTTCCTCCACGTCCGATTTGAACTGGTCAAACATTTGCTCTATGACGTGCGCTGTTGCCGCAAAAATGTAAAACAGGGTACTTTCTATTGATACGGGGGAAAACACCGAATCAAAGTCGGCATCACCCGTGATGCCATACAGGTCACGGATAATGCTGTTTGACATATAGGCATCCGTCATTTCTTTCTTTATTTCTGCGATTGTTCTAGCCATTACTTAAATTGTTCGGTAAACTGTTCGGTGAAAATTCTCAATCGTACCGCATTTGAGGCGGTTTCAGAAGTAGCCGGACAAACGGAGTTCCGCTGGCAGTAATCAGCCAGTTCACTGTTATAGACCTTTTCCGGGGTTTCGATTTCCTGTCCGGCTTGTAGGGTGTCCGTTATGCCCATATCGTTCGTCCTGGCAAGCATGAAAGCCGCTTCGATTGTACCATATTCCTGCACGGCTATGTCCAGCAGGGTTTGTCCGGCTTGTACTACAGTTTTCATCTTACATTTTTATAAATAAAAAATACAAATGCAATAAAAAAGGCTGCTATTACGGCTTTTGCCCACGGAGGAATGTACGCGACCTTTTCAACGACCTTTGTATCATTCTTCTCCTGTTTTTCCAGTTGTTCCTTCAGTGTCAGCAGGGTTTCCTGAATTTCCTGTATTTGTACCTGAATCTGTTCATTATAGGTTTCTTTCTCCTGTTTGGTAGACGTTCCCGTCGCTGTCTCCGTAGAGGTCGGGTATTGTTTCCCGGTCGAATCCGGTGGCGAATAGTTCGTCTTTTGCCAGTTGAATTCCATTTGCTGCATCATCTCGATAATTCGTTCAACGTTCTTGTTTACGTCGACCTGCGCTTTGTCCGTAGAAACTTCTTCCTGTTCCGTCTGCTTCTGCTCCGTGTTATCCTGATGGACGGTCGTGTCCGTTTTGGACGATCGGCAGGAACAGACGGACAGCACCACGATTGTGAGTAAAAAAACGAGTATCTTTTTCATTACGGTCGAACGATTACAGGTGGTAAAAATGAGGTAAATTCACTCTTTACGTCGAAGCAGGGACATTCTTTCATCCACTCGCATTTTTCGACGATGCCGTTCCCGTTCTTGTCCGGACTGGTATCTCGATGCCCGAGGATATCAATAATGTCGTGGCGGTGGCAGATGTCCTGAACGAGCTCGCGCATCGCTTTCTTCTGTGCGTCCGTCCGGGTATCCTTTGCCTTGCCGTTCTTATCCAGTCCGCCCTCATAGCAGATACCGATTGAACATCGGTTATAACTGGTTTTCTCACCGGGAACTATAAAGTTATCATGTGCCCCGATTTCGTTTTCCGCACGCATGGGAATCACGCGACCGTCTTTCCGGATATAATAGTGGTATCCCCATTTTCCAAAGCCACGGGCTACGTGTGAATCATTAATTTGCTTCTCTGTGAAATCTTTGTCCTCGCGTGTTGCAGAACAATGAATGATAATGTATGTAGGTTTATTCATCTTTCTTTTCCTCCTTATTTTCTGTTTCGTCTTCTCCTTGAATGTATTTCTTATACTTGCATTTATACCTGTAATCAACTCCGAAGAGTGCGCCTGCAAAAGTCGAAACTTCGCCATAGGCGACTAAAACCGAGTTGTCAATCTGTCCCGTAGGTACTACCCAAAATCCGCAAAACAGCAGGATCATTCCGGATACGGACAGGAAAACTGCGATCCATAACTGTACGTGTAGTCTTTTCATGATACATACTTATAAAATCAGGCGGAAGACTATCCACACCAGTAATATGACCGCATCTGCCAACAATGCTCCGCGTACCGTTGCCCGAATGTCTGCCGTGTCCGGATCATCGTCTTTCGATTCTTTCCATTTACCAGCCAGCCATGCGGAGACAGTTCCCAAGACCATGCCGCCCAATACGCTAAGGAAGCTCACCCCAAACAGGAAAACTGATGCTACCACGCACACGGCTAAAATGAGCATCCCAATCAGTCCGTGAATGATTTTATCCACTCCGAACTTTTTAATCAAATCGTTACTTGCTTTCATTTTCGTAAATTTAATCGTTAGTAATTTCAATATTTATTTTGTCCACCAGTTCCGAATAGTCAATGCCTGCCCGTTTTAGGTGGACTTTCATTTGTTTTTCAATGACTGTTTTATTAGCCTTTGAACGTATATACCGAATCAGGTTTGCCCCTAGAACCGGGTCTTCTTTTAGTTCTCCCTGATTCAGTTCCAGCACTATTGCCGCATTTTGAATCAAGGTGTCACCGACCGCAAATCCGGTCAGTTTCCCGTCTGTCCCTGTACGCGGGATAATCCTGATATCACCGTCTTTATCCAGTAGTAGTCCTTTCATTGCTTCACCCTTTCGTTTTCAATATCCGTAACTTGTGTTTCCTGCAAGGACTCCGAGAAATAGGAAGACAGGGCTGTTTTCAGTGCTGCTCCGCCATCGTTGGGAGTAGGTGTCCAGCCAGACAGTTTTTGTTTCAGCGAATTGATGTCCTTTTCTATCAGGTTCAGCCGTTCCGTCAGTTCCCCTACTTTTACCATGCCGCCCAACTTCCCGTAATTCAGTACTATTTCGTCTACTTCTTCAGCGGAAATCAGGAAGGTATCGGTTTCCTGCCCTTCGACGATCCCGACCAAACAAGTAGTACCCGGTTTCGGGTAGATACATAGTGCACCCATTCCCAACTGGACGTTATAGTATTCAAGTTGGTCAACGACTCCCGTCACGTCCATTGCCCTGTTGTCCTTATCAACCGTATCGACTGTTACCCAGCGCAGCTGCGCTTGTTTTGCACCGTTTATCCGCCTTTCAAACGCATCGCGTAATTGTTCATCCGTTGTCATTCCGCCCGTCCTCCTAGGTCTATTTTTTGTCTGTAAGTGGCATCGTCTCTGAAATCCTTTGTCACCTTCTCAACATAATAGCATCCATTCATTTCCGGTGTCACCTCACTTTTCAGGTCGATTGTCATTCCGTGATGAACGACAGGTACTCCGAACAGTTCGACACCCCCGCGATACTTCTGTTTTTTAAGGCTTTCGTAAAAATCCTTTGCAAACGTCTTCAAGTCCTCTACCTTGATGGACTTTCCTTTCTCATTGTAGGTAAGGTTATAAACCTCGCTTCCTTCTACCCCGGCTTTTGCTTCCAGTTTCTTACCGCCTGCACCAATGCTGACCACTTTAACCTGAAATTCACCGTTCGTTTCGTTCAAGTCCTGACTGACTGCGTTTTTTTCCAGTACAATCTTCACCTTTTTGGTGTCAACCTTTTCGGAATATACATTTCCGCAATACAGGACTTTACCGATGAAATAGCAGTGAAGGTTAGTCTTTTTCCGTATGTCGTCAAAAATCTCCGCAACCGTTTTTGATGAATACCGTACTGCGCCAAGTTCCGCATCATAGTTAGTTTTCACCTCATAGTCTTTGGCAACATCTGCCAGCAGCTTCTTCAGCGTGACATTCTTTGCGGAATAGGACACTGTCTTTCTTTTAAGCTTGTACATTTCATCCTCGCACCGGATCGTCACCGGGACACCCCAGCCGATTAATGAAATATAGCCTTCAAATTCAGTGTACAGGTCACCGTCATATCCGAGTTCAATTTTCACCTGATCCCCGGCAGACAGCATTTCCTTCAGGTCTTTTCCCGCAAAGTATTTGATACGCCTGGGAAGTATTATTTCAGCCGAATCCGTCAACATCTTCCATGAACTTTCGATGTGAACCGACGATATCGCATGAATGACCAGTTCCTCGCGTTTTTCGTTTGCCGGAAATATGATCCGGCTGCACATCATATAGCTCATAATGTCAATTCGTAAGGGTTGTCACTTGTCGCCTCTATCGTGAAGGGGACTACGCTACTGTTTCCCTGAATCGGGTTGAACGAAAGGTTATCAATGACAATAGAATAAATATCCTTGTTATTGAAGATACTTCCCGTCACTCCGATCGCTTCCGTCACTTTGCGGAACTTATTAAGAGCGTTCACCTGTTCGGCTACCGTCTTGTAACCGTCCCGGCTTTTATCGGCTATGCAAAATCCCCGGATGTTGATTTTCCAGTCATCAAGCCCGTAGATTTCTTTCACAGTCCCGTGAACGCCCAAAACTTTAGTCTTCGAGCAGTTCATGGAGCGCGAAAAATCAACGATAGTTGCATAGGGCATCGGAAAACTAGCCATGTTCATCGTACCGCGTGACCCGTCCGGATTATAGGTGCTGTATTGCTTGTTTCCGTCAAGGGTAAACGTTCCGATCACCGGAGTCCCCATCCAGCTATACGCTTCGGCATCGGCATCCGGAATGGTTGTCACTCCGGTATATTGTCCCGGATCGTAATCCTGCAGGGTGCGTCCCCACGGAAGATAAATCGGGGATGAGATTCCGAAAACTTCCGTGAACAATGCACCAATATTTAACGCTGTATTTCCTGTCATAACTTTATCCTATTGCTGGTACTGTATCGGTTATCACCGCTAAAATTTCCCGTTTTACTTTATCTGCAATTTCCCGTACATCCGCACCACCCGCGACACGGAAATTATTATTGAATGTCACGTTCATGGTGATGTTTTTAACGCTGCTTCCGCCTTTTCCGCCAAGACCGGTCTTCCCATCAGTAGCCTTTGTTCCTCCGGTTGCCAGTACGGTTTGCCCGTTGACCGGAGACAAAGGGGAATTCAGGTTAAAACTGGTATCTCCTTTTTTCTCTCCGTCTTTAGGGTGTGACTTTTCCCAGTCTGCCATGCCTTCTTTCCAGCCATCTGAAAATGCGCTGCCAACCTTTTTACCCCCTTCAAGTGCTTGCTGTGACAGCCTGTCCCAAACATCGCTGAAATGGAAATCATCATCAAACCAGTTTGCCGGGTTTATGACATCGACAATGGCTTTCATCACGTTAAAAATGAACTTATAGTATTCCGTGAAGATTACTTTTATAAAGTTCCACAAGGCATAGAAGAAGGCGCGTACTCCTGCAAACTTATTCCAGAGAAAAGCGACCAGTGCTGTAATGGCAGTGATTGCAAGTGCTATCCATCCAATAATCGGAATACTGTAAATAGCGGTGGATATGAGAGCCGAAGACGTTACTGTTGATACGACCATTTTTGCCATGCCAGCCAGCCATGCAATCGATGATTTGATAGAGACAAGAGTCATGATTTGCCCGATAGACCACGCGACAGTTCCGAGCGTCACCAATGCCCCGGCAAGGACTCCCAGCACTTCAAGAACTGGCGCAATAGGCTCTACAAATTCAAAGAAGCTGATTTTCAGATCATCAATAAACGCTTGCATTCGTTTCTGCTTTTCGGCATAGGTATCCATTTGTTTGCCTGCCATATCGACTGCCGAAGTAGAACCCTGTATTGCTTCTGTCCATGTATCGATTTGGTCTACACCATCAATCAAAGCCATTGCCGAAGCAAGGTTTTCACCACCGAACAAGGCGGACATGATTGTCGCATTATGCATAACCGGAGTCAGGGCACGCAGGCGGTCAGTCAGTGAAAGGGACTGGTTTTGCATCGTTTCAATACTAACCCCGGCTGCTTTTAACTGCTTGACCGCATCCGTAGTCGGAGCCTGTAATTTGACTATCGTATTACGCAAGGCAATACCGCCTTCAGAACCTTTTTTCCCCGATTTATCAAGCAGCTGGATTACAGCGTTCGTTTCAGCGAATTCAACACCGAATGTTTTTGCAACACTTCCCGTTTGTTTCAGGGCTTCAGCTACTTCTTTAATTTCGGCAGAACCTTCGACAGTTCCAGCCGCCATGATGTTCATATAGTCCGTCATGGTTTGTGCAGCCTTCATCGGATCGTCGAGCGAAACCTTATACTGGTTCATGGCGGTGGACATGGCGGCAGACGCTCCGGGAACATCATTCTGCATCGTCTTACTAAGCGTCATTACGTTATTCGACATGATTTCGAGCGCGTCCGGTGCTTTTTTCAGTTCTGGAGTAATCTTTGAAAGCAAGTCCTTGTAAACGCCCATAGCGTTTGCCGCATCGACACCGAATACTTTTGCCGTATTCCGGGCTTTGTCAGCAAGAGCGTCCAGTTCTTTGCCTTCCATATTGGTGATACCGGACATTTCAGCAACGGCAGTTTCAAAACGGATACCTGGTTCGATAGCGTCGTTAAAGGAATCACGGATATTGTCGACACCTTCCTTTAACTGGTTGAGAAAGAACATTCCTTTTCCCAGCCCTTCCAGTTTCCCGGCTGCTTTCCCCGACGTTTCTCCAAGACGGTCGACCACTTCTTCCGTGTCGTCGATTACCCGTGTAGCTTCCTCGGCTGCATCGGTCGCGGCATGTAACGGAGAGGTGATCCTGTCAACCAGTTCCAATATCCATTGAGTCACTTGCATTGTCTTTTGAGAATAATCGGTTTACTACTTTAGCGACTGCATTATGCACCACTATTTCAAATTCTTCCAACTCCGTTTTCCGCAACATGCGGTATTCGGCATAGAGCCGGAGCCATTCATCTTCGTCCAGTTTGTCCGGAACGTCGACACCATATACTTTTTTCAAAATGGCATCTATTCCCTCGACAAGACTGAACGATTTTGAATATTCCTCTATGCTTTGCTGATAAAAGCCGCCTGACCAGCGATTAACTGCCCAATGGCGGTCAAAACTGAAGTATAGACGGCAGAATCGTCCAACGCTTTCATATTACCAGCTGCCACGCAGTTCCGGATCAGGATGTCATTTGCTTCTTCAAGGTCGTCCTTTTTCTTCGCCATTGCCAACAAGATGTTTTTGCTCGGACGGACAATCAGGTAGTCATAACGTTCGTCTTCATCCACCTGTACGGTGACATGTTTCAGTCGTTTCCCGTATTTCGTTTTCAGTTCTGCGTGCTCTTCTTCCTTGAAGTCAACGATTAGAGCCTTTTCTTCCGCTGTCAGTTCCTCGTAAGGCTTTCCAGCCTTGATTTTCTTATCTTCCATTTTTAAAAGTCTTTTAAACGGTTATTAAACTACATTGCTACGTTCCAGTCGATGTGGCTGGGAAGAAGGGTGAATTGTGTTGCAATGCTTTTATCACCCTGCTTTACGTCTACGCCATTGTCTACAAATTCGATGTTCCGGATTACGTCTTTCATGATAAGTCCTTTATACTCATACATGACCGGAATATCGAACGGTTCAATATCCATGAGACGCTTTCCCGGACCGAGTGTCAACTGCAAGGCGTTCACTTCTTCTTTCAGAAGGGTGATCGATGCTTCAGCCTTGTAATTTCCTTCACCACGACCGACGGGAAATTCACCAGCACCGTAAATGTTCTCTTTCTCTTTGCTGTCCTTGTAGGAAAGGGCTGTAATGCCTTCTACATGACGTCCGAGCATGACAACCTTGACGCTGTTCCACCCGGCTATTTTCCCGAATTTGTTGATTAATGTTCCTAACAATCCCATATTTTCAGATTTTATTTGTGAAACCCAAATCAATCTCAAACTCATGTACAATACCGTCCGCAACCAGTCTTACTTTGATGTTAAAAGCCTTGTCGCTGACAGCCATCTGTTTGGGGTTGATGTAAATATCGAAGTCCGCAATATTCTCCGAATTGACCATGCTTTCCAGTGCGGATTTGACAAGCGCGTCCCAACTGCTGATCGTGGTGTTACTGATATATCCGGTTGACGGATCAGCCTTCACCTTGCTTCTTACACGAGGCAAAAGAGTCGTGCGGATGATGCGTGCAGCCTTGTTCCAAACAGCGTTATATTCTATGTAAGCATAGTCGCTGTCGGCTTCCGTACAAGTACATGAATTGCTGAAGAAGAACCCGGCATACCCTTGAAAGCTACCGACAAAGTTATACCCTTTGCCTGTCAGATTTTTCTGGTCGGATACGCTCAACTGCGAGAAGGGTTTGCCATTGCTCAAAGCCGCGTCCAGCCAAAGCCCGTTCAGTTTGTTAGTCAATGGATAGTCCTTTGTTCCCTTTGCTGTCCGTGGGTGGTTTTCAATATCGACGCTGCCCATGTTTTCATGTACATAGCGGACAGATAACATTCCGAGTGCGCTGCCGACGGCAGCATGTGTCCTGTACGCTTCGTCCTTTGCTGCCTGTGCCGGATCTTGCCCTATCACGACAGCGACATTTTCAGAGTCCAGCTTCCGAAGATCGACAGCATCATTAATGGCATTGATATACTTACCGCCCCCTTCCAATACTACCACATCGATATACAGGTGGTCTTCTCTGAATTTATTGACCATCTTCTGTGTCTCTTGTACGGCTACGGTGATTGTCTCGTCCGCAGTCAGTGAGCAGATACCAATGGTATTTACCCCGTTGATGGTACGCACCGCATTGACAAAGTCTTCTTTCGTCAGCAGGCTTGACACCTTTTCAGACTTCGGAACTAGCATAAGATACAGTGAACGTTCCGGAGACAGGCGGAAGACTTCGCTGGTATGATAATGCACCAGTTCCTTGTTCTCAAGGTCGATAGTATCGTCCCATCCCAACGCTTCCAAATCGGTGATATCGTTCAGGACTTCCGGCTTGTAATACTCAAGCTTTCCGATTTCCGAACCACCGACCACGAGCAAAATGACGCGGTCGCTGGTATCGGTATCCCGTACCAGTCCGCCATTCACTTTGTTAATTGATACTCCTGTAAAATTTCCCATGATAATTGTAGTTATTCAGATTTAGCCGATAAAATTGCACCAACACCGAATTCCTCGATACGGTCTACAATGCCGTAAGTTTGAGTACGATATTCGGATGTAGGACTTTTACTGCGTGTGTCAGTCGTTTCCGGCTTATACAGCGATTTTACGCTTTCAAGGTGATAATACGTATTAGGAGCATAAAAGAAGGTACTTGCCTGAAAATCCGTGTCGGCAGGAGCTTTTCCCTCATCAATCTTTTTCAATGTAGTCGCATTATAATATGGAGTATCATTGTTCTCAAAGAATTTTAGCCCCATGAATCCTTTCGGCTTTCCGGTAATTGGATCAACGTAGAATGTACGGTCATAGAAATACTTGGATGCATTCTCATCCAAGAGCAAGTCTCCCATGTGTAAAGGACAAAGCACCATATAAAGCGCGTCACTGACTGGAAGATTCCAAGTCTTAACTTGCGTTGCGAAGTTAACCAAATCTTTATAGCACAAACGGAGTCGTCCTGTACCGTCATTAGCACCTGTTGTTTTAATGACTGGCATTTCTTTTTTTTCGTTATCGTTTGGAGCTAACTTGTACAGGACATGGTTACGGATACCGACTTGGAAGGCTTCGTTATGTTTCACACGAATAGACGCCCGTTTGTCAAATGCAAGGTAACGGATTTCGTCATCTGTACATGATGTCGGTTCTGTGTCATAAATCTCCCAGGGAACTATGATATTTTGTCCTGTCATAGCTTTGGGAGTGAATTCCTCTGTATTATTTACGCGGAAACCGACATTGTTAATCAGTTTATTTCTGCGTATGCCATCTGCTGCTAAAGCTCCGGCAGGGACAGAGCCTAAAACTTGCATGAAGTCCGCTCTGTAATTGCGACGTTCGATCAACAGTTGAGGATCGACGTACTTGTTCAAATAAAAACCGTCTACTGGTAGTGCCATATTCTTTTTTTTAAATGGTTAGTATTTTATTTTCCGTTGCGCTTTACGTAGTCATTTAAAAGACGTTCGTATTCCGACGGATTTTTCTCCATGATATTTTTCAAAGCCTCCGGATCGTTTTGAAGGTCTTCGAACTTTTTGTTTGTGGTATCTGTCAGATTAGGAGCATGAACTTCCGGCATTTCCACGGGCTTGATGGCATCAAGCAACTTCTTTGCGGTATCAAAGTTGCTGGTCAGGTTCGCTTTCCAATCGTCGCGCACGTCAGCAGTGATTCTTTTTTCCTTGATAGCTTTGTTCAGGACGTTCTCGATCTCCTGTTCTTTGCGTTCCTCTTCTTGTCTTTCGAGCATTTCGACGCGGTCTGCCTTGCGTTTCCACACGTCTACCTGCGCGATAAATTGTGCTTCCGTGGAGCTTGCGTCCATTCCGAAGCGGGAAGTCAACATTGTTAAATCCATGTCATTTTTTGATTTTTCGTTATTAATAGAGTCAGTAATCTCAATTTCACCTGTATAGCCGCAATTGGTAATCATTTGTGCCGTAGCCTTATCCACCTTTGCCTTGCTTGTTACTTCCGTCACAAAGCCGTTTTCCTTTGCTTCCTGTGCGCTCATCCAGTAGTCACCTTTATCCCATGCGTCTTTGATTTTTTTCTTGTCGGTACACTTGGAAAGGAAAGCGTTCAGGTAGTGGTCATTCAGCTTGCGCATGACCTCCAACGTAGACTCAATATCAGCGACTTTTCCGCATGCGCCCCCGCTGACTTGGTGAATCATAAAAAGTCCGTTAGCGGGCATGGAAAATGATGTACAGTTAATAGCGACGTATGTTGCCGCACTAGCTACCAGTGCACCACCTTCACCTGTAATTTTGCCGGGAAACCTCTTGATCACGTTCACGATCTCATTAGCTTCGAAGCATTCACCACCGGGAGAATTGATATAGATGTGCACGTCTTTGATTCCTGATTTTATCAGTTGCTCAACCTTAGAAGTGAATTCCGCTTCCGTCTCCCTCCATTTTGATATCGTGCCTTTGAGTTCAATCCGGGCACGTCCGTTTTCCGCTGTTGCAGTCAGATTCATTTTCGCGATATTTAAAATTTCATGCTGCAAAATTGAGAAAGGAAAGGCGGGTACGGAAAAAGCGTTTTCATCTTGGAAAAAAAACAGTGTTAACAAGGACGTATTTTTTCCAACTTGGAAAGAATACGTTCCAACATGAAAAGCCATTTTCCACAGGTGGTGTTGAAATCTGACCTTTGCTTGCGTAAAAGAAAGGAAGCGATATGCCAAGCAAAGAGTACTACCGTAAATTAAAGAAGGAAGCGCACGACCTTTATGTAAGGGATGGAATGATGTGCAAGGAGATTTCCGAACGTATCAACGTGTCGGAAAGGTCTGTGTCTAATTGGATCAATGAAAATGACGCACTTTGGAAAAAAGAACGGCAGGCATCTGTTATTTCGTCACAAAAACAGGGTGACAACCTGAAGCAGATTATCAACATTCTTGCGGATCAAAAACTGGAACTGTTGCGCATGATTGACGAAGCCATTGCAGAAGGTGAGAGTGACAAGGTGCTGGAACTGCGGAAACAAGCGGCTACGCTTGATAACAGCGTGGCGCAATGGGGTAACCAGCTCAAAGAGGTAGACAAAAAGAACCGGATAACACTGGCTATATACATTGATGTAATGGGCAGGATATTCGATGCGATGAAGGCATACAATGCCGAACTTTACTTCAAAACACTGGACTTTCAGGAGAACCACCTTTATGAAGCCGCAAAAATGTTAGGATAATGAAAGTCGAAGATAGCAAAGCCCTCAAAGAGTATCAGGAGAAGCTAAAGCGTGCGCGGTGCACAGGCAACTTGATTGATCCGGACGAATCACTGACAGTTCGGATGAACCGCATACAGCGTGCAAAAAGTGATGTCAAATACCTTGTCGAGACTTATCTTCCCCATTATGCAACCGCAGACTGTGCGGACTTTCAGATCGCGCATGCCAACAAGGTAATGAACGATCCTATTTACAAAGGCTATGCGGAATGGGGACGCGGACTTGCAAAATCGGTATGGAACGACGTGATTATTCCTTTATGGCTATGGATCAATGGTGAGACACATTATATGTGTATCGTTTCCGATACGTTTGATCGCGCGTGTGACTTGTTGGAAGATATACGCGCGGAGTTCGAAGCAAACGAGTTACTGAAGCATGACTTTGGCGAACAGTATAATCCCGGATATTGGGAGAAGGGAAACTTCGTGACGATGAACGGGTTTATTTGTAAGGCGTTCGGTGCGAAGCAAAAGGTTCGTGGACTCCGTAAGGGTGCACATCGTCCTGACTTGTGGGTGGTTGACGACTTGGAGACACCACAGACAATCAAAAATAACCGGATGCAGGATGATTATGCGGACTGGATAGAAGCGGACGTACTGGCAACCATGACGGGAAAACGCAGGCGTCTGATAGGTGCAAACAACCGCTTTGCGTCCCGTATGGTACAAACTATTCTTAAACAACGGCATCCCGATTGGGACTGGCATTTGGTGAAAGCCTACGACCCGGTAACGTATGAACCTGCGTGGAAGTCAATGTATTCCGCACAGTTCTATCGGCAACAGGAAAAGGATATGGGTATTCTTGCGGCACATGCGGAGTACAATCATGTTCCACTTGTCAAGGGTAAAATATTCAAGCCCGAAATGGTGAAGTGGGGAAAGCTCCCTGACCTGCACATAATGAATGCGATTGTAGCACATTGGGACATTGCGTATGCCGGAACAGATACGAGTGACTTTAATGCCTGTAAGATTTGGGGACGGCACAAGAACGATTTTTGGCTGATAGACGGATTCGTAAAGCAGTCAAAGATGAAACTCTGCGTACAGTGGATGTGCATGAAGCAGGCTGAATTCAAGGCAAAGGACATTATTTGCTTTTGGCAGTATGAATCCCAATTTTGGAACGATGAAGTGAAACGTATCATAGGGGAAGCCGAAACGGAGACAGGTGTAGAGCTGAACTTAGTCCCGGTACAGACTCCCAAAACAACAAATAAGGTACTTCGCATGATAAGCATGCATCCATATTATCAAAATTCCCGGATGCATGTCAACGAGGAACTGAAAGCAAACCCGGACATTGCTGTCGGTTTAAAGCAATTATATGCTGTCGAACCCGGCATGACAGAACATGACGATAGCCCTGACGCTGACGAACAGGCTGTGAAAAAGCTGGAGATATACACTGACACTCCACAATCGGAAGACGAACCCGCGACACGACCGTGGAAAGCGGGACGATATAAACGTAAATACACTTGGTAACTATGAAGTATATCAACATGGATGACCTGACAACCGTCATACAAAATCGGTTGCTGGTTGAAAGTATCGAAAAAGATGAAGAAGTCTTGGATGGAATTGAAGACCTTGTCATCAGTGAAGTATCTGCTTACATAAGCGGTCGTTATGACGTGAAAAAGATATTCGGTGTTCCTCCGATACGGACAGGGTTATTAATCCGGATAATATCCTGTATTACCGCCTTTCGTGCAGTAAGCCGGAATGCGGCCCGCAAAACGGGAAATAACCCGTTATCAGATATGAGCGACTGGGCTGACCTTATGCTTGCCAAGTTACGTGACGGGATCATGTCGCTTCCTCCTGAAATTCCTTTGATAACGGACGAGGAAGGTAATGTAGAATCTCCCATTCTGTTTGGTCATACGCGGAACAATGGATGGTTTCTTTAAATAGTTTTTAAACCGCTTTTAAAAGGTATGTTATGTATAAGAAGTTAAGAGAAATATTCAGCTGGTTTCAGCAGAAAGCCATTCGTCGAATGAGTCTGAAAAATGTACTTAATGAGTATTATTTTCGGATGGATAGCAGTGGGACACAATCTTCGTCAGGTGCTGCTTATAAACGACAGGCTATCGTCTACCGGGAAAAGACCATTGATGACTGGATCATGGCGGTAACTTCGGCAACCGATCCGGATGATCCCCGACGTGGCTTATTATATCGGTTCTACCAATCGTTGTACAATGACGAGCATTTACAAACGACGATTGACAATCGTGTATTACCTGTACAACAGGCGGAGTTCAACCTTGTAGATGACAATGATAATGAGGACGAGGAAGCGAAGAAATTGCTGGATCGTCCGTGGTATCACCAATTAATCCGGATATGTTTTTTACACCAGATGCAGGGAGTCTCACTTGCCGACATTTCCCACCTTGATGAAAACTTGGAAATCAGCCATGTGGAAGAAGTTCCCATGTCCAACTATATCCCGCAACAGATGATAATCGTCAAGGAAGAGTCAGACAAAACCGGATGGTCATATAAGGACGGGGCACTTGAACCGTATTACGTTCAGTTCGGGAGTGCGTGGGCTTTGGGCATGTTGAATGAACTGGCAATTATCATGCTTGCCAAAAAACTGGGCTTAGGCTCGTGGATGAATTACATTGAGAAATACGGCATTCCGCCCGTCTTCGTTACTTCAGACAGACAGGATAAAAAACGTTTGGACGAATTATTCGAGATGATGTTGGACTTCAGGAATAATTTCTTTGCAGTGTTGTCCGGAAATGAAAAGGTCGAGTATGGGAAAGAAGCCGGTGGAAACACGACCGATGCCTTTTTACCATTAGAAGAACGATGTGACAATCAAATCAGTAAGCGTTTGCTTGGTCAAACAGGTACGACCGAGAATGGAGCGTGGGAAGGAACGGCAGAAGTACATGAACGTGTTGAAAAGTCACGGCACGAATATGATAAGATGCTTTTCCAGTTCTATTTCAATTATATTATTATCCCTAAACTGGTAAAGATAAGCCCTGTTTATAAGCCGCTTGAAAGGCTGAAATTAAAGTGGGACGATACGGAAAGTTTGTCTATTACGGAATATATTGAGGCGATTAACAAACTGGCTTATACCTTTGAATTTGATCACGAAGAGGTCGCAAAGAAAACGGGACTTCCGATCATTGGTCAAAAGAAAAATCCCGGTGGTGAGCAGCAGGGAGGAACACTGCCGAATCAGCCCAAAACAGACCCTCAAAAAAAAAAGACCGAACCGGACGATGAAGCGGTAACGTCACCCGTCATGGAAGCAGGGGAGTATGATTTCAGCGGCATCATCGGCAGGGTGATGAAACAAGTTTATGAGCGCAAAGTCAAAACGGGAGATATCGACGAGGAATTATTCAGGAAGACATACGAGGAACTGAATAAAAAGGCGGCTGAAGGATGGGGAAAAGATGACTATGATGATCCGGAACAGGCGGAAGAACCTCAACGGATACGTGACAACTTGTTCAAGTTCTCCGGAGCGAAGACGTATCAGGAAATTAAGGAGATGAATGACGCCCTTTACGACGAAAAAGGCAAAAAGCTATCTTATAAGGATTTCCGGGAAAAAGCACTGGCGATCAATAAGGACTACAATGAAAACTATCTTCGGACGGAATTTGAAACGGCAGAAACAAGTGGCAGACGCGCCAGTGAGTGGCAAGAGTTCAAAGCGAACGCGGATATCATGCCTAACCTGAAATATGTAACTGCGGGGGATGAAAGGGTACGAGAGTCACATAGGATACTGGATGGCGTCGTAAAACCTATTAACGACTCGTTTTGGCTGCAGAACTACCCGCCCAACGGGTATCGGTGCAGGTGTTATGTCGAGCAAACGGATGAGCCTGAAACCCCTGCCACCCCTGTCGTGACGATACCGGATGCCTTTGCAAATAATGTAGGGCAATCCGGTGAAATATTCACTGTCGCTCACCCGTATTTTTCAATGCCTGACGAACACTTGGAAAAAATCAGGAAAGAGACGGAAAGAAGCAAATTATACGCTCCTTATCACAATGATCCGGAATCGAAAGTGCTGATCAGCGACTTTGCCGATCCGAAAGACTTGGTGAAAAATGTCGAAAGCGCACGGGTGATTTCAAAAGAGCTAAAGATGAAAGTTAAAATCCGCCCACATATCAACGAGGACGGGGTAAAGAACCCGGAATATTTGATTAACGAAAAGCTGGCAGACCTGAAGAACATTCAGGGACTAGGCGGTATCAAAAACGGGCTGGACAGTTCACGTAAGCAGCAATGTGAGTACACGGTTTTTAACCTTGATGCATTTGAAAGTCTCAAGCCCGAAATGGTGCAGAACAAGTTAAATGGGATATATAAGCTATATGGGGACAAGTTCTCCGGACAGCAGATGATATTCATTTATAGTGGGAAGGCTGTGAAGGTATCGTGGAAAGACGTGAAAGCCGGAAAGGTTACCAAGCTCTTAAAAGAACTTCAGGAGTGACAGCCGAAACTGACACTCCTGAAGGGAGTTCTTGACCTGTTACAGCCGCGAACATTGCAAATATACAATTTTATTTTGAAATACAAATGGAAAGGACTGAATTACCTGATTTTTTCAAAGAATTATCCACGCTGGTAGAAGATGCGCACCGCTATGCGAAAGTTGCGGGTGTGAACTTCTTCAAGCAGAATTTTCGCAGGCAGGGGTTTCTTGACACATCACTGACACCGTGGGCAAAGAGATCGCTCACTATTGGTTCGGATCGCGGTGTATTGATACAAAGCGGAAAACTTCGCGACAGTATCCATGCAGTCAGTCGAGGAATAGACCGCATTACTTTTCAGACTGATCCGCTGTCGTATGCCAAGATTCACAATGAAGGCGGGTATATTGTCGTAACGGAGCGAATGAAGCGTTATTTTTGGTTTTTGTACATGAAATCGACCGGAACTATGCAAAAGAAGAAAAACGGTGAATTACGGCAAAATAAAGCCAATGCGCGGCTGTCTACAATGGCTTCCTTTTACAAAGGTATGGCACTCAAAAAGGCGGGCAGTAAAATAAGGATTCCAAAACGTCAGTACATGGGTGAATCTGCCACATTTATGAAGCAGCTGGACGCATGGATAACATCGGAGATTGACAAACGATTCTCAAATATTTAATCAATATAATTATGATTTGGACAGACTGTTACAAAGAACTGGTTGAAATAATCCGGGGCAAAAATGAGTTCCTGGCATCTATCCCGGATGAGTATTCCGAGCTAAGGGAACAGATGGAAAATACACCAGAGATTGAACATATTGACATGTGGCATGAGCAGGTCAGTTTTCTCGATGAGGAGCATCCGTTCCCGTCTCCGGCTGTATTCATTGAATTTAATACACTGGGCATCGAGGACGAAGGGTTACTCGTTCAACGGCTTCACACACAGATTGATTTCCGGCTATTTTACGAAACCTTTTCCGATACCTGTGAAGGTGCGGCAATGCAGGAAGAGGCGTTGTCCTTCCTTGATCTGTTGACATTGCTGGGGATGATGCTACACGGGAAATCGGGGAAGAACTTCGGCACGCTCCGACGTACCCATGTCGGACGGGAAGAGTCGGGGGGTGCAGGAAACTTGTACCGGATCAGCTTTGAATGTGAAATTATGGATTATACCACAATGGAGCTTGCAAGCCATGCCGATATGAAAGACCGTGAAATGAAAATTAGTAATGGGGGCTTACCGGAGAAAGCGGAAGACGAAGAACCGCTGTATCATCTATGATACAACGCCTAAAAGCTAAGGCTTAGTTGACTTATATCGTCCTTTTTTGAATCAGGCTTTTTGCCCTCTTTTAATTGCTCGTAATATGATAAATTCTCCGATATATAAAAGATTCGTTTATAGATGTAGTTCTGATCAAGGAAGAACAGGTCATGACTCATACGCAAAAGAACATCCTCTAAGCGGATGCGCTTTTTATCATAAAGAAGATAGAAAGTCTCTACCATCTTCCGGTCACGTATTTTGGTCATTTCAGGATTCCGCATAAAAAAACATTATTATAGCGCAAATATACGGATTTCCAATGATTTGTCAAAATTGAATATAAGCCTGCGGGGGAAAGGCTATAAAAAGCCCCCAGCCTGTTAGTAAAGACGCCAATCACATACTAACAAAATGCGAGTAGACGCACAGCCGGGGGCAAAGACCCTTGCTGCGTCTACTCGCATTTTTGCTTTATGTGATTGGCATTGCAAAGATAATCAAATTTGTATTATGAAGGTCATAGAGATACTAAACTTTAATCGGGAGCTCCTGAAAAAATTGCAGGATGCCGGAATACGGCTTGAGGATTGTCGCTATATCGATCTGTATGCGGATTATATGAAACTGTTAGGACATGGTGAGAAAGTGTCTTATATAGTCGCAGCATTATCTGACAAGTACCTTGTCAGTGAGAGAAAGGTATATAGTCTTATCAAACGTTTCCAAAGTGACTGCAAAACGTTTGCAGTGTAAACGGCTTCATGTATCGTGCCGGATTGACAGCCCCGGAGTACTTTTGTCCCGAACTCAAAATTATTAGTTATGGGAAAATATACGTATAAACCGCAATATGGCGTTATCGTCATTTGCACAGATGAAAAGGAACAGCAGGCTATTTATGAACGCCTGAAAGCTGAAGGTTTAACTTTAAAGGTAGTAAGTGTATGAGAGTAGAAGTACGACACCATTGCAGCGATTTTGACAGCTATCGCGCTGCAAGGGTAAAGAGCCTTTTCAATGCGGAAAAAGGCTGTGATTGGGAAAAGGTAGCTGAATTGCCCATCGAGGACAAGGAATGGCAAATAGGTTTGATAGTCGGACCGTCAGGAAGTGGAAAAACCAGTATCGGAAGCAAAATCTTTAACGAGCCGATTTATGACCTTTACTCCGGTTGGGACAGCAATAAACCTATTATTGACTGCATCGCTCCGGACGGGGATTTTAATACAGTCACTGGAATGCTTTCGGCTGTAGGTTTGGGTGATGTTCCGGCATGGTTAAGACCTTTCAATGTACTGTCGAACGGTGAGAAATTCCGCGCTGGTTTAGCTCGCTTGGCTTGCGAACGTCCGGAGCGTGCAGTCGTTGATGAATTTACGTCCGTGATTGATCGTCAGATCGCGAAAGTGGGTGCAGCAGCATTCTCAAAAACTTGGAGACGTGGCAAAGGTAAGATTGTCCTTCTGTCCTGTCATTATGATATTATTGAATGGTTGCAGCCGGATTGGGTGTACGATACTGCGGAGGCACGCTTTTACGAGCGTGACTGTCTTCGGCAACGTCCAAAACTCGAACTTCAAATTTATAAAGTCAGGGGAAGTGTATTCCCAAGACTGTTTAAACAGCATTATTATTTAGACTTGCCGTTGCCCGTTGCTGCGGAATATTTCGTAGGTTTCATTGGGAACGAGCCTGTCTGTCATTTGGCAGTAGCTCCTCTTTTTACAGCTGGCGCATATCGCTCAACTCGCTTGGTGGTGATGCCCGAATGGCAAGGCATCGGGGTTGGTACTAAATTTTTAGCTGCAGTATGCGAATACCACCTGAAGGGGAATGGACGTTGCGGGAAAAAGCTACCTGTATTTTTCCACACTTCACACCCCCAGTTATGCGGAGCTTTGCGGCACTCAAAGAAATGGGTACAAACGGGAGCCAGCCTTTATGGTTCAAATAAGGCGAGAAGTGCAAGTTCGATGGCAAAGTCCATGCAGAGAAAAGGAAAGTCCGATAAATGTTCTACCGGATACGGAGGTCATTTCAGGGCAGTACAGGCATTTAAATACATTGGGGAATATGATCATCAAGATATTAGGAAATAAGGACTCACAGGCTTACAAAATAGCGGAAGCCTGTGTACGTGAGAAAGGTCACCGCGTTTGGAACGAAAGCACCGGAGTGTATGATCTAGCCATTGCCCCGCTTCTGACGGAAAAGGTGTCGGTGGAAGTGTTGAAAGAACCGCTTTACGGGACATTGATATTTCACCCGTCACCACTGCCGTATGGACGTGGCGCGTCTTCAATCAAATGGGCTTATAAACGGCAAGAGCCAATCACTGCCGCGACATGGTTTTGGGCAGATAACGGACTTGATACGGGTGATATATGCGAACAGGAAATAATCAAAATAGACTATTCAGCCCGTCCGCGTGATTTTTACGAGCGTGATATTTTGCCCGCTATGGAAAGGACGCTGGTACGTTGCTTGGATAACATTGAAATTGGGTATATACGGAAAATACCACAAGTGGAAAATTACTCAAGCTATGATAAACGGCTTTAAATGCTTTTTAAGGATATAAAAAACGTGCAGGAAAGTATTCTTCCCGCACGTTTTTTATAGTTCTTCTTTTACTGAAGTTATGATTTTATTTCTTTTTCCATTAACCTTAAAATCCTTTTGAACTCATTACGACTCATGTTGGTAGGCAGAAAAGATGCTTTAACCTGTTCAAACGGACGAAGAGAATGATTTAATGTCGCTTGAGCTTCTTCCCTTGCTTTTTGGGCACACATTTCAATATATTCTTCATCTGTCATATTATAATCAGTAACGGTATCTATCACAGTTGAGAATCGGCATAAAAGCCCATTTTTTTGTCTCGCTATAAAGCCCATATCTATATATAAATACTTCTTACAAAATCTTTTTTAGCATAACTTTTATACTGATTTTCTTCCCAGTCTTCAGTATTGTCCTCTGGTAAATCATCGTCCTGAATATCTATTTCTTTTTTATAAATCAGATAACGTGCTTCTAAAAAGAATAATACGACTCGACGAAGAAACTCTCTATATGAAGCTATATTATGCTTTCTCATAAAAAGGAGGATACGGTCACAGCCTATAGTATTCGTCCGGATAGATACCCGCTTCTGTCTGCGAAAGTCCTTTAGCGTACTTCCCCGTATAGCAAGCACTCGATCTACTATATTTTGAAGTACGTCCGGTGTATAATAGCTCGCATCAGCGTCATTCCTTACAAGTATTTCCGCTGCAGCTGTGAGCATTCCCTCTATTTTCATTTTTCTAGCCATAGCCGTTTCCTTAAGGAATACATACTGATAGTCGCTCACATAAGTATGGATTAAGTATGTATCTTGATTGCAGGAAATAGACCCTACAAGAATCTCTCCGGAAAGTGTTTGAAGAGTAGTGTCGGCACTTGAGATAAAAGAGCATATCAAGTGTATAGCTAATTTAGTTCGGTTAAGACCACTAACATCGATTGCACGCTGTAAACCACTGATAATAGAGTGATCCATTTCAAAAACAAAAATGGACTTTTCTTGGTGGCGAAAAAAGAATTCCATATCAGGATTCTTTTTCATGTGTGAAAGGACAAGCTGTGTCGCTCTAGAAACTTTCTTTCCGTCACACGTACATATATAGGAATTTATTAAGTGGGTCATCACAGTTTTCATGTCTGAAAAATGATTGTCATAAACCTTTTGACGAAACATTTCATGAAGCACTGCAGGCATCTTTACAATGTAATTATAGTATTCTTTTCTCATTGTAACTTGGCTTTATTTTTGGTATAACTTTGCCCCTGTTTTCTCTTTTACCCTCCATAGGAAGTCCGCACTCTCATCACTTTCTACCGTCAATATTACTGCGGCTAGTCCCGGTGTTTTCGGTTTACAGAAAAGTAAGTCACAGGGCTTGTCGTAGTAATTCCAGTAATAAATAAGTTCCGAGAGTCGGTCTTCATCTATTTGGATTATGAATTTAATAGGGGGACGTTTCATGTTCTTTTAAAGAAGTTTTATAGGCTTCTTCCATGCGTTCAATCTCTTCCACACATTGCAACCATCCGGGAAAGCCCCCGATGTTTTTGTCATCAATATAACAATGGGCATATATCTTTTTCCCACCGTCTCCATATTTAGCTACATTCTTCGGATCATGATCATTCACACGGTCAAATGGAATTTTTCGTTCTAGCAGCCAGTTGATAGCGTTCAATAGCTGCTCACCAGTACGGCATGTCCAAATAATGATTTTGTGTCCTTCGTCATGTAATTTTCGGAGTGACTCACCAGCGTATGGTTGTTCCCCGTCAATAGCCGGGAACTTCCCCCGGCTAATTGTTCCATCGAAATCTACAGCTATAATCATATTGCACTCATGGATAACGGTAAGCGTACCGGATTACCTTCTTCATTTTTCAATTCCACTTCGATGAATTGACAAGTGGGTACTGGATGATAAGCGTCACGGATGATCTTGATAGCTTCAATGAAATCTTTGTCACCCGTTTTGTTGGCAAGCTTCTCCAACTCCAATACCTTGTTAGCTTTCAATGCGCCCTTGCGGTTCTTAGCGAGCAACGACATCACCGTATCCACAAGTGCTGCACTATTTTCATCTTTAGCCATTGTGCTCATGTAGCGTTTTACCATCGAAATACCGACTTCTACTGTATCATCCCAACCTTCATTGATACGGTTACCAATAGTGATTGTTTTTCTACTGTCTGATGTAGTAAAAGTGTCCGTCTGCCTGTCTACTTTGACATTGAACAGTTCTTCCTTCATCTTGATCACGCTGTCGAACTCGCTAAATATTTCATTCTTTAGCCGCTCCATCTGCGCTGAAAGTTCTTGCAGTTTCTTTACTGACGTATTTACCGTCACATCTACCAAATCTTTATAATTCTGACGTTCTTGGTCAATGCGTGCCCGTTCGGCTTTGTCTTCAGCTTCCAGCTGCATTTTCAACTTTGCCTTTTCCTCTTTAGATAAATTGCTAATATCCATACCGTTAAGTTTTAAATGATTAATTACAGTTTTATTTTATATACTTCTTTCAGTTCTCTTTCCTTATTTTCCGCTTCAATGATAAGCGATGATCTCCGATCTACTAACTTCGCGAACTCGTTACGATCCATATTTCCGGCAAACAGTTTCTCATGTATAGCATCCAGTTCACCGGGAATCTTATCAAGCCGATCCAGTAACTCGTTAATTCGGTTTATCCGGTGTTGTTCCGCACTAATATCCGCCATCTTCTTTCTTCTTTAATATTGACTCCAGCTTCGGTATCAACAGGAGAAGTTCTTCCCCATCCAGTTCGCGAAACTTCTTTCCAGCTATCCGGACATCAAGGCAAAACGCATTTACCGCTCCCCAGTCCGTTGTGTCGATTCCGATCCGCTGCACTCTCTTCAGGACAGCCGACCTGCGTCTCCTTATTTCCCGTTCGGTGATAGTCAAGTCCCGGTTTTCTTTTTTCGCACCGTTCAAATAGCCGCAGAGATACATTGCTTCGCTGTATGTCAACTCTTTTGTGGTATTTGTCCGTCCGTCCGTTAGGTCTAGCAGGATAGCCCGCTTTTGTTCGTCATCAATGCCTTGTGCGCTGTATATGATATGCAGGCGTTTGATAAGGCTTTTACTGATAGGTTTCTTCGTCTTCTGTTCCATCATTATCGCTTTTAATATTTTCAATCCAATGTTTTTGATACCCTTCCGCCCAAACTATGTAATATCCGCGTGAACCTCCTTTGCCACGTCCGATAAATGTTGCCTTGAAATGTTCTACGTATATTCTTTTAAAACTGTCACGTTTCACTTCATAAGCCGTTTTTCCTTCTACCTCGCGTCCGTCCACATGTGAGATAAATATGAATATCTTTCGTGGGAACTTCTTGCGAAGGCGAATTATTTCAGGGGCTTTCGCTCCTCCCTGTTGCTCGAAGTACTGTATGGAGTCTATCATTATCACGTCCGGGCTGCGTTGCCTAGACAGATAATCTTCCAAGTCATTTATAGTGGCTTCGTCCGAGTAGATTATATTATTTGTCTTACTGCTGATACCGACGTCAAGTACGGAGTTTACGAAGTCGTCACACGCGCCCATTTCCAGCGTTAAATAAAGAACCCGAAGCCCCATTTCATCAAATTTGCGTGCCAGTTGTAGAGCGAAAGAACTTTTTCCTTGTCCCGACTTTCCGTAAATGATCCAACAGCCGGACTTCTCCGGACGACCGAATGCCAGATACCATTCACCATCAAAATCAATATATTCATGTCGGATGTCTTCTAGGTTCTTCTGACTCCAAACTTTCATGCCAATTCTCCGCGCTCTATTTGTTGTTTGATAATACGGTCTTCAATCATGCCGGACAGCTCGCGCAGATCATCGGTAAACCAAACAGATTTTCCCGGTACAGGTTCTTTTTTCTCTTTATTCAACTTGCCCCAAATGGTATCCTGTTCCTCCATATCGTTGATTCCGTTTGCTGCACAAATGGCTTTAACATCTTTCTTTGTAGCTCCCAGCAATGTGATATAGTTACGGCAAAATCTACCGTCGATTTCATCATATCCTTCTATACGACCAACATAACGTTTTATATTACGTTCCAGCGTCTCTGTTCCGGCTACGATAACTCCCAAACGGTGTAAGGTGTCATCATATAGCGGTATAAACGTGCAAAGAGCACTGTGCGCCAGTTTTCCGGCATCATCAAGGATTAACAAAGGAGATTTTCCAGCCATACGGTTAACGTGTGAAACAACCAAGTCCATAAGGTCATCGTTATCCATATAGCGTGTTACTGTTTCTCCCATGCATGTGGCTAACTTGGTCAGGAATTTACGTGCTGTCCACTTCCGGCATTTCAGGTATATAACTGAATTATCAGCACTCATGTTATAAAGGTCTATGAGGGATTGAGTCTTCCCACTGCCGGAACGGGAAGATATACACATCCATTTGTGATTTTTCTTAGCCGCCACGAATGCGGTACGTACCTGCTGGTAGCTGGTGACGCTTTCCACTACATTCCAAACGTTCTCGTAATAATTAAGACCGGAAGCAATCTTTTCAGCGATGGAGTCTTCATTCGCTCCATACTTGCCGCTTCTGAATTGAGACATGGCGGTGTCTGATATTCCACATTTCCGCGCTAACTCTGTTGCGGATGATCCGCGAGTGATTAACTTCTCTATGTACGTTTTTAATGCTTGATTCTCCATGTTATATATCTTTTTAAATTGTTTTTAAATCATCTTGAAAAATTCATGTCCAGCGGGTTATAATCGTAATCGTCATCATCTCCGGTGGAAACCATTACGCTTTGCTGGGTAATACGCTGGGTTACTTCCGTAAAGTCTGCATCTGTGGCATCATCCCTCATTTTTGACCGGACATCCTTATGCTGCCCTAAACTGTCAGTAATCAAGTATCGGTCAAGGACTGTTGCCGCAGCTATTTCAGGAATACGCTGACAAATAGTAGTAATCCGTTTATCTACGTCTTTCACCTTTTCTTTTACCGTTTCCGATATTTCATAGTTGAACTTGTCTACCCGTGTCCGATATTCAAAGTGCTCCGGTTTCTGATCTGCCAAAGCCATCGGAACTTTGATGTCACGTTGCAACATGTATTGTAATGTCCCAATCTCTTTGTCAACGCGACCGGACTTCAGGCGTTTTGCGTTCGATACAAGCACCTGACTCATATCGTCCGGGTCAAAGCGTACTACCCAGTCTTCGTTGTAATGGTCGCGGAGAGAAAGGTCGAAGCTGTCGAAGCAGATTCGTTCACCCATGAACTCGATAAACATACCCGAACCAGTAATCTTATTTGTGCGTCCGGTTGTTTCCCCCATGAGCATCAGATATTCCTCAATCCCAAAAGGCATTTTACGGACTTCTTCGGTACGTTCCCACGCAGCGCGGTAAGCATCTATCTTCTTTGCCCGTTCCTGCGCTATAATAGCCTCTAATTGCGCAATAACGGTGGCTTCATCCGGGATGAACTTGTGATTTTGGTTTAAGACTTCCAAATTAGGCTGGTTATCTTTTTCTGCAGTGATACCGAAGCCTGACCAATTCGCCTGTTTTTGGCAGTATTCCACATTCAGGTGTTTGAAATAGGGTTCTACTATTTTGGACTTTGCATTTCCTAAAGCGGCTGGTGTATAATACTTAGTCATGGCTTCATAGAAGGGAACCATCACCTTCTTTTGATAATTGTCGCTTTGTAGCTGTAAAGGCTTATAGCGGTTACCAAACAGTTCTTTGGTATGCTGCACCGCGTTTCGTAATGCTTCACGAATAAGAGCAGGTGATTCATGGTCGCCAATGGCATACCCTACCGGATATTTTTCGCATGCGTCAAGTACGACTACCATCGTTTTCCGGTTGGTATAAGTGGTGTACATATATCTCTTTTCCTCACCGTTTTTCTTTACCGTTTTGGGAGTCTTTTTCTGATAGAACAGTTCCGCATCCCATCCGTCCAGCGTCCAGTAAGTAAGTGCTTGTGTCGGGGCTTCGCGGTGTATCTGTTTCATGCGTGTGTTCTTCAGAGCTTTGTCTCCCTTGTTTCCCGCCATTGTTGTGAGAGCAAATTTTTGTCTCCAGTTCTCAACGGTGTTAGGACTGTCAATCGGTTTCCAATCCATCAGGGAAGCCACCTTGTTGTATTCTTCCATGATTTGAACATTATTCAGATTGTTATGCATACTGATTAACTTATGCATCACCGCCTTTGCGTCCTCATTCATTACGACTGCCGCGTATTTGTTGCCATACGATTTGTGAATGACACTGCGATAGCCTTCTTCCTCGCTGATCCGTCGTGCTGCTTCATATTGCTCGCATTTACGTTTCAAAGATTTCCAGTTCTTTGGTAGGTTATGAGGAAAAATATCACGCCCGTTCGGGTCTTTCAATGTTAGTAAATCATTGCTCAATTTGCAAAGTTTTTCCCAAACATTGATTCGTGTACTTCCCCCACCTATCGAGTTAACTTTACGACCATCGCGAAGGGAAAGGAGCGCATTCATTATGCGCACATTAAGGGTATATTCGTCAACCTTCGCAGGCGGAAGTTTCTTATCACCATCATAGCGGTATTTCACACTGAAAAACTCATAGGCAGCGTTACCGTAGACAATAGCATCTTCCAGTATAGACTTCTGTGTTTTAGTGGCAATTTCCGCACGAGGGTCACCCTTACGTACAATGTACTCTTTCTTTACGTCCTTTCTCATGGTTTCAAAATCTACTAGGGCAGGACATCCGGGAATACCACGACGGAGTACGATAAGTTGACCGTTCTTTTTCATTTTGTAGTATGTGTTTTCGTTTATGAATCCGTCCTCACTCCCTACTTTCGTTTTAGGGTTAAAGAGGATTAACTCATTTGCAAAAACGCAAATCCGGTTATTAAATATCTCAGCCATTATATTAATATTATTACTTGTGCAAGTTTCGGCACTGCCCCGAAATTGTAGCTACTTCCCAATCTTCTTACCATTACCTATTGAAAACGATGTATGGCAAATTCAAATTAATAGTGTTCTCCTGACGGAAGTTCTGTTCTTGCAATCCATTACTTTTTATCTTTCTTCTTTTTCTATTTTTTTGCTCTCCAACGCACATGCGATAACTATGACTAGAAGAAGGATGATGAATGCACTAAGTGTATCTCTATTAGCTTCGTCGGTTTGTCCTCCCAACCATAAGCCGTAACATAACCCAATAGCTATTGAAGCTTTCTGAAGAATCGTAATTTGTTTCATATCCAAGTGTTTTAAAGTGTTATAACTTTTTCAACTTCTCCATGTGAATTGAGAATTTTCACTGTTTCCGAGTTCTCTACCTCTTTTATTTCAAGAAGTTTTCCGCCATTCTTTAGTGCGGACTCCCTTATTTTCTGTGCTTGTGCGCTATTTCTACGAAATAAAAGGGCTTGACTTATATTCTGTATGCTAACTCCGAAAATTTTAGCAAGGTTTGCTTTCCCTGAAGCACTTAGTTCTATTTTCTGTCTCATATATCACTAATATTTAATATTTTCTGTATATTTGGGGGCTGTTTCAAAGAAACATGCTGCAATATTACGAAGATTTTAGTAATCAAGCAAGGAATTTGCGAAGATTTTAGTAGAAAAATAAGCTTTTTAACTATGATTTTAGTGACTACAAAAGAGAGATTATTACAATATCTTGATTCTAAAGGTATTAGTAGAACCCAATTTTATGCCGATTTAGACATAAAAAGGGGGTTGTTAGACAGTGATAAAATGAAAGCAACAATATCGGATGTGGTTCTTGCTAAAATTTTAGTTGCTTATCCTGATCTAAATTTTGAATGGCTTCTAACCGGGAATGGTGAAATGCTAAATCAAAATAAACTTGCTCCAGTAGAGCCCTTTATTAATACTCAGTTGGACTCTGACGACTTAGTGTCTATCCCGATTGTAGATATATCTATAGCTGCTGGATGTGGCGGGTGTGACAACCCCGATAGTATTGAAATAATGGATACTATAAAATTACCTTCGCACATGCTTCACCGTGGAAGTATATATTATTGTGCTCGCGTTCGCGGTGAGAGTATGTCACCCACTATGCTTGACAGCTCATACGTTATTTTAAGACTGCTAGACAGATGTGAATGGGGAGATATAAAGGATCATTATGTATATGGAATTAGTGATCGTGAAGGAAGATCTTATATAAAAAGAATTAAGAACCGTTTTCGTGATCATGGATTTATCACATGTATGTCCGATAATGTAGATAAAGCTAATTACCCAAATTTTAATTTAATGGAGAATGAAATAAATAATATACTTTATGCTGAATGGTATTTATCAGCTAAAATGCCGAATTTGAACGAGACTTATTATGATAAGGTAAACCATTTGGAGAATGATATGGACATTTTAAAAAATCAAATGTCTCAAATAATGAAGAGTGTAAATTCAATAAAGTAAAGTCTACTCATTAGTATATAATGAGTCCCATGTCTCACCCATATAATAAATTAAGTGTACTATTTGTGATTAAATCATTGACATACACGTAGTTAACACATGATGACATATATCTAATTTTGTATTATAGGTTATAACTCAATATCAAAATCTATAATATAGGTCGTAACTCAACATAAAAAATCCCCAAAAAAGTACGGGTGTTAGACGGGTGTTATTCACATTTTGTTTTAAAATCATACGGGTGATTGGCGGGTGTTAGTGCGGGTATGCTGATTTTTAACTATAAATTAACATCTATAACTTCCGGTATAGTTTAAGGAAAATAATCACTTCGATTTGCTGTATTCTTTTCATTATTTTGTATATTTGCAATGCGAAAAACTTCCATATAGTAACTATATAGAAGTTTTTCGCATTGTAATCATCTAAAAATAAAGCTATGGCTAAAGAGACTAAGGTTATACATGTTCATCTCATTTTCAAAAAAACAAGCCGTTTTTTTGGCTCTATATCAGCAATATATTCCGAATTTACTGCTGAAGAGATAGGTATTACGGAAGAAACCCTACGACACAAAGGACTGACGGATGGTGTTTCTTTTGCTACTAAAAAAGCTATTATACAACAAGGAGTACTTATTAGAAGCGTGCGAAAATAGGATTTTAAGCCGTTATAACGCATTTCTATATCCAAATCAACAAAGGCTATGCACCCAGTCTAAATGGAGTGTATAGCCTTTGTTTTGAGTCTAAAGCAGAAGTAACATACAGCCTTTCCTTCGTCTTTTTATTTCAGCCCCCTATTATTTCCCTTTTTACAGCACGGTTCACCGGAACGAATATAGAAGCAACGGAAGCAAAATAGAAGGAACGGAACTTTTTGTTTTCTCCCCAAATATATCGATAGACATTCGTCAATCACCGATGTATAAGCGGTTTCACGTACTTCTCCCTACGCCTCATTCATGCCACATTTTGTATTGAGCCCCGTAATTGTAATTTTGTAGAATAAATGAAAAGAACAATCTATGTTTGAGAACTTTAAGAAAATAAAGATAAAAGGTGGCTACTTTGACGAAGAGACGGAACTGGAATTCTTCAAAGGAGATGTACCATTGAGTGTCGTTTATGGACGCAATGGTAGCGGAAAGAGTACGATAGCACGCTGCTTGAAACAGTTGTCAGAGAGCGAAGAAGAACGGATTGAACGTGAGGAGAATGTGGCACGAGGTGAGGAAACAGACTACATTGTGAACAGCGAGGCTCCTATAGCAGATGAGCATAAATCTAGTGTATTCGTGTTTGACGAGGATTTTCTACGGAATAACGTAAGGGTGGAGAATGACGGATTGAATGCAATAGTGATGCTAGGTGAACAAGTAGAACTGGACGAAAAGATAAATGCGAAAAACGAAGAACTAAGCAGGAAAGCAGAAGAATTCAATCAGCAAGAAGAACTAGTAAAGAGGTACAGCAATATCGGAGAGAATATATCGCCACGGTTTTATTGGAATCAGATAAGAGAAGGGTTGCGTGAGGAAGGTGGATGGGCGGACATAGACCGCGACTTGAAAGGGAATACACTGAAAAGCCGTATCACGGATGATCTGGTGAATATACTTATGAAAATGGAAGAGCCAGCAGAGACCTACGAACAACTGCGGGAACGAGTGAAAGCTGATATGTGGTTATACTTGGAATCGGAGGACTCGCAAGTAATAGAGTGGACTATAGGCAAATTGATGCTGCCAGAGAATTTGAAAGACCTGACTGTACTATTAGAAAGCCCTTTGGATTCGCCACAATTGACAGAGAGAGAACAGCGACTGATGGAACTATTAACGAAAACAAGTCAGGAGCCACAACACTTTGAACAGTACCATACCCTGCATATGCTAGAAGAAGGTTGGACATTCTGCCCACTGTGTTTAAGAGAAATCACAGAAAAAGACAGGTCTTCCATAGCTGAGGTATTAACTCATCTTTTAAATAAAGAAGCGGAAGAGTTTAATATAAGGCTAAATGATGTATATGAGCAGTTTACGGAAATAAAAACAGATATGCCTGAATTCCCTGGTAATTTGAATAAAACGGAACTACATGCCGCCGTCACTGTCAAAGAGGAATTGAACAAGGTGTTGACTACCGTACGAGAGAAGATAGAGCAACGAAAGCGCAACATTTATAAACCCTTGAAAACACCATTTACAGATAAGATGGACGAAGCATATAGTAACGTCCGCACGGCATGGAAGACGGTACTAGAACGCGTACTAAAATGCGTGGAGACCTTTAATGAGACGGTCAATAAGCGGAGTAAGTTGTTTGAAAGGGTGCGCCACGAGAATAATATGTTGGCTCGAAAACAATTGGCGTCTGCGCTAATGGGTTACAAAATGGCATTGACTAACGAGGATAAAGATAAAAGGAAACTTCAAGTATTAAAAGAACAAAAGAATGAGTTAGTTGCTGCTATCAAAGAACTGAAAATGCAAAAGGAACGCACGGACATTGCATTGGAATATATCAACAAAGAACTACAGTACGTGTTCTATAGTAATCGTAAGGTGAAACTGACTCCTGGCGAGGGTTGCTATAAATTGACGGTGAATGGCAAAGAGGTAAAGCCAAAGAAGATTAGTGTGGGTGAGCGAAATGTGCTAGGTCTGTGTTACTTCTTTGCGATGTTGTTTAGCGGAAAAAGAAATGAGGATAAGTATACCTCAGAATATTTGATTGTGATAGACGATCCTATTTCGAGTTTTGACTACGGGAATAGGCTGGGAGTGATGTCTCTATTACGGTATCAGTTTAGTAACATAAAAAGGGGCAATGCAAATAGTCGGTTACTAGTGATGTCTCACGATCTACAGTCGGTGTTTGATTTGGTAAAAATAAGGAGTGACCTGCAAGGAGGACGCGGCGAGAAGAAGTTTCTGGAGCTAGAGAACAGGAAAATAAAGGAACAGTCAGTAAGAAACGAGTACCAAAAGTTGCTGACGCATGTGTATGAGTATGCAAACTGTGATTGTCCTGAGGATCTAGATGAAATTTCGGAGATGGGTATTGGTAATATTATGCGACGAATGCTGGAAGCATTCTCAAGTTTCTGCTATAATAAGCCTTTTGAAACCATGATGCGTTCGGAAGGAGTAATCAGTAATATACCGGAGGATAAACGAGTGTATTACGAGAATTTTATGTGCCGCTTGACACTAAACGGAGAGAGTCATGAAGAGGAGCGGGCATACACATTGAGCAACTTTACACCTTTCTTCACTAAGGAGGAGAAGTTGCAGACTGCAAAGAGTGTGTTACTGTTTCTATTGTATGTGAACGAACCACACATAAAGGCTTACCTAAAGCCAGAGGTAGTAGCAAGGATAGAAAGTTGGAAACGTGAAGAAAGCGGTTGGATATCAACGGAATCATCAGCTATAGGAGGACCAGAGAGGACTTAAAGTATAAAACCGGAATCCTGAAGTTTTCTATTTACACAAAATGCGAGGATGTAAATTAAACTGTGTCAGCAAGGAATAAAGTATTAACTTTGCTAACA